GGATTTGCTATGTGGTTTGATGCTACGTTTGTAATTACTTTTGGTAATATTTCAAATGCTGGTACAAGTAAAATCAAAGCAATTAAAGACGGTAAACAAGTTGAATTTGCTAAACGTACCAACATCCAAATTGACAAAAACCACATTAATGGTATTACTACTCGTGGTAAAATCATTATGACTCCTCATGGCTTTATTAATGACACTGATAAAGAAATTAAGGCCTATAAGGATGAACATGCTAGTGAATGGATGAAAGTTTTAGGTGGAATGGACTTCGATATTTTTGAAGAAGATGAAACCTTTGAAACATTAAATGTTTTTGAACAAGAGCCTGATTAATCGGGCTTTTGTACAAAAAGATCATTACATTTACGGTATGAAAAAGAGTGAACTATTAAACCTCCTAGACCAAATGGATAAACAGGAGTCTTCTCCTGCCAACCCACACGAAAGAGTGTTGCTTATTGATGGGTTAAATTTGTTCTTTAGGAACTTTGCTATGATGAATTTTGTGAACGAACAAGGTGTTCATATTGGTGGTCTAGGAGGTTTTATTCGCTCATTAAACTCGCTAATAAATCAAGTCCATCCGACATCTGTTTATGTAGTATTTGATGGTGTTGGTTCTTCAACTAATCGTAAAAATATGTTACCTGAATATAAATCAGGTCGTAACTTAGTTCGTATTACTAACTGGGATGTATTTGAAAATTTAGAAGAAGAACATGATGCTAAAGTAGACCAAATTGTTAGACTAATTCATTATCTAAAATGTTTACCAGTTAAAACATTGAGTTTAGATAAGGTAGAGGCCGATGATATAATCGCCTATTTAAGTGATATATTGCCTAATAAACATGATTCCCAAGTTTTCATAGTATCCAACGATAAAGACTTTGTTCAATTAGTAAACGATAAAGTTACGTTGTATCGTCCTGCTGAAAAGGAATATTATACACCTCAAACAGTAAGAGACAACTTTGGTATATTAGCTGAAAATTTTATTATTTATAAAACACTATTAGGTGACCAATCAGATAAAGTAGAGGGTGTAAAAGGATTAGGTCAAAAGGGTATATTAAAGAAATTCCCTGAATTAGCAGAACGATATATTAGTTTCCAAGAATTGGTTGAAATATGTGCTGCTAAACATAAAGAACACGTTGTGTATTCAAGAGTAGTTTTTGATATGGAACGGTTGGAAAATAATTTCCGAATTATGGATTTAGAAAATCCATTGATTGATGACAATGATAGAGCTTATATGGAAGAATCAGTAGAAGAACCTGTTTCAGCTTTGAAACTTGAAGCTTTCTTACGACTTTACCATGAAGACGGATTAGGAAAATTAATTAAAAATCCTGAATTCGCATTAAATGACACTTATAAAGTATTAAACAGTTTTAGCAAAAAAGTTATATGACATTAAATAATTTATCTCAATATGGAATAGGATTCCAGATTAAGGTACTGTCATCACTTTTAACACACAAAGAATTTCTATTGAATATTCAGGATGTGTTGAGTGAAGAGTACTTTGATAATCAGGCCCACAAATGGGTTATTAAACAGATTCTAGACTACTTCCAAAAGTATCATACTTGTCCTAGTATGGATGTTTTGAAGGTAGAATTAAAGAAAATCGATAATGAAGTTCTACAGGTTTCAATTAAGGAACAATTAAGAGAAGCTTATAAAGCATCAGACGAGGATTTAAAGTATGTTGAGGAAGAATTTTCTAATTTTTGTAAAAACCAACAACTTAAGAAAGCGTTGTTAACAAGCGTAGATTTTCTAAATGCAGGAGACTATGATTCAATCAGGACAATGATTGATAACGCACTTAAAGCGGGTCAAGACAAAAATATGGGACACGAATACAACAAAGATGTTGAATCTCGTTACCGTGAAGATCACAGAACAATTGTACCTACTCCTTGGGAATCAATTAATGAATTACTACAAGGTGGTTTAGGAAATGGAGACTTTGGATTGATATTTGGTAATCCTGGTGGTGGTAAATCTTGGTCATTAGTTGCTTTAGGTGGATTTGCTGTTAAATTAGGTTATAATGTATTACACTATACACTTGAGTTGGGATCTGATTATGTAGGACGAAGATATGATGCTTTCTTTACTGGAGTAAGTGTTCAAAATATTACTAAACATAAAAACCAAGTTGAAGAGGCTGTTACTCAATTAAATGGTCAATT